GTGAAACAGAGGTGGGTGCAATCGAGGACATCGCTGACTGACAACGACGTAGTGAAAAGCAGGGGGTACTAAAGGTGGAAACACTAAAGGTACAAATTGTAGATGCGCTAGTAAATAACTTACTATTGCCCTCTCCCTCCAGCCCTCTACAAAATGTCGGAGAGGTCCTCGCAGTAAACTGCTTGGACGTGTCCGTAACCAAGGGCATCGACGATGGTGCGGTACTTGGGAAGTAGATCTGGAGTGTGACGCAAAACATGAAGACCACCGGCGACGGCCTCAACGCCTTGCTTGTACTCGATCGAGTCGGCGGGGTAAACGCCGTGCGAGAGAATGAGCTTGACGACAAGCTTCTCGAAGTTGGTGAACTTTCCGAAGTACTTGCCAGAGGCGGTGTCGTAAGTGATAATGTGGGAATTGAATGCGTAAGTGTAGGGCTCGAATGATTCCTCAGCCCGCACGATCGTTCCCGTGGCTTCGAGCGCGGCTTTCTCCTCTGGAGAGAGAAGATCGTCGTGCGCGACGTCATCCCCGACGACGACGAGTAGTCGCTTGATCTTGTCGAACAAGGATTCGCCGCGCATGCCGGAGTTTGAGTCGGATGTGCTGGGGTGTGCGGAAGGCATGAGCCCGTAAAAGTCAAATTCGTAAACGATGCCGCTAATGCAAAAGCAATGGGCGGAAGACAAAACACCAACAACCAGAAGCAAGTCTTCGATGGTTTCTTGGAGTTCGCTGGACGAGTCAGAAACTCGAGCCCAGCAGTCGATTCGGCGCATTGCGTCTCGCATCCACAACATACGTGTGACGGAGAAGTCCCAACCAGATGCATCGCTTGTGGCGACTTTCTGGCTGGTGCCTGCCGACAGATGTAGGCGCGACAGCGTGCGGCCCAACAGCTGAATCCCCTCATCATGGTGGCCAACTCCCAGGACTGGGAATATGGGACCGGGAAGAGACTCGGACTGGTAGGCCGCGATGTCGGCTTTATTCTGCGGTTTGTGCATGAAAGAGAAGAGAAGCTCATCCAGCACCGAAAGCGGCCAAATGACGCGATAGGCCCTTCAGCAACCTTGGCGGGGTTTGTAGCCTCCGACTTGAGGTATGGCATGCAGGGATCCCGGAGCCCGAAATGAACGAGCTGCGACGGGGTGAGATTGGACAAATCCCGGAACCCGTGGGCGACCCAAAGGGATAGCCGGAGGTAAGCGAGATTGACGGTCTTGACGGCCGCTTGCTGCCACACGAGTTTGGTTCCGGGGTGAACCAGCCGGGCGAAGCCGGCCGATTTGGACCCATCGAGACCTTCCAAGATGGCATTGAGCTGCTTGAGAACGTCACCCTCGTAAGAGTGAGGGTTGTCCGCAAAGGAAGCATAGACGGCTGCAGGGGTTTCCTCACCATTGCTTGGCGAAGCAACGCATGGCTTCCGTCGGCCGCACTGAATTTTGATGCTTTTGAGAAGCGCCGCGCGACCCGCATCGCCGGACGGTGGGAACCGCCACTGGCTGATGTCGAGGTCTGGCAGACACTCTTTGAGCATTTCGAG